CCCACCTGCGGACAGATCGGCACCAGGCTGGTGGCCAGTTGGATCAGCCGGTTGGTCGAATCCATTTCGCTGGTCTTCTGCGCCACCGCGATGGGGCTGACATATTCGACCCGGAGCGGCACCCCCGACAGTTCCGGCGGCGGTGGCGGAAACGGCGATCCGGGACCGAAGCGCAGGGCTATGCTCTTGCGCCACAGGATGGCGAAGACGCGATCGATCAGCGGCCCGAGGAACTCCAACTGCTGCCGCGCCAGCATGGGCGACAGCATGCGCATCTTCTCGTCCCGCTGCTGCAGCACCCAGGTGGCGGTGACGCCCTTGCCGGAACTGGCCGGATCGGTCATGTCCGACGGCATCACCAGCCATTCCACATAGAAGGTCTTCAGAATCTGCTGGCGCAGCGCCTGGATCATGTCGAGGCCCAACTGCGGCTGGCCCTTGGTCTCGATCGGCTCGATGCGGTCGCGCGACCCGGCGCGGTAATAGTTCAGCGATCCGGGATAGGTCTTGATCGGCATCAGGAAGCCGGCATCGGGCATCTGCAACGGCGGATCGATCAGCTTCTGCGCCCCCTTCAACACCATGCGCATCAGCTCGTTGAGCATCTTGACGTCGGGCAGCGCGGTGGTGCTGGGTGACCGCCCCCAGGTCTCGGACGCATTCTTGCGGAACCGCGGCACCAGGAAGGGGAACTCGTCGAAGCCGCCCTCGTCTCCAATCACGGTACCATCGTCCAGCGAGACATAGAGCGACTGGAACGGCTTGTTCTTGCGGTCGCGGCGTTGGGGGTCGCGGTCGCGGCGAGGGCCGACATCGTGCAGGAAGGTGAAGGGCGCATCCTCCTTGCCATCGGCCATGGCCTTTTCCACCGACGGCCCCGCCGCCTTGCCCCAGGCGTCCCAGGCCTGCCCGGCGGTATAGGTCCACTGGCGGGTGACGCTGTCGACCCGGTCTTCCTCGTTCTCGCCGATCACCACCTCTTGCAGGGGGCGGGTGCTGAACAGGATGCCGGAGCGCGGGCTTTCCAGCACCCCCATGCAGGCGGTGCCGGGGCCGGCCTGGTCGACGAACAGTTCGTAGCTTTGAGCGGCGAAATTGTGCCTGGCCGAATTGAAGATGCTGTACATGGCGTCGCTGGCGGCTTCCAGCCACAGCAGGACCGAGTCCTGGCGATTCAGGCCGTTACTCTCGGTCTGCAAGGTGAACCAGCGCAGATAGGGCGACACCAGTAGCGAATGCAGCCCGGAGGCCAGCATCTCGATGGCCCAGATCGGGGTGGAGTCGAATACCGATTCCATCCGCTTCATGCCGGGGCTGCGCTTGACCAGATAGTCGGCGCGATCCGGCTGCATCAGATTAGCGATTTCCTGCCAATGGCTCTCGAAGGTGCCGCGTTCGCCCTTGCGCATCTCCCAGCGCTTGATCGACCGCATTGCCCTCGCATCGCGATCCGCCATGGCGATCAGCCTCCCAACAGGGTTTTCTTGGCCACATTGGCCTGGGAGGTATCGCCCTGACCGCTGGTCAGGATGGTGGAGGCGCGGCCGGCGGATTGGGCCATGGCGGTGGCTTGGGCCTGAGCGGCGGCCTGCACCGACGGATCGGTGACGGTCGGCGCCGCCGGAGGCGCCATGGGAGTGACCTTGGGCGGCCCCGAGAACATGCTGGTGACCGCGGAGACAATGCCGCCCATTACATCAGCCCCACCAGACGAGGTTGCGGGTCGGTGGACAGGCGGGGAACCGAGATCGGCGCCACCGGCGGCGCCCCATCAACCGCCGCCACCGCCGCCAGGATCTGGGCCGAGGTGGGTGACGGATTGGCGCCGAACAGGGTGACCAGGGCCGATTCGGATTCCCGCGTCAGCACGTATCCCGCCGGAAGCTGCGAGAAGATGTCGGCGGCGATCATCCCAGCCCCACCAGGTTGGTGGCGGTGGTGCTGGTGGCGTTGATGCCCTGGAACTCCAGTGGCAGGATGGTTCCGGCCGGAACCGCGTCGAACACCACGGCGGTGGTCTGGCCCAGCGGCACCACCGCGACATTGCCGGCGCCGCCGACATAGAGGGCGGAGAATGGCCCGATGGCGGTGTTATCGGTCGGCGTGATCGCCGCCATCTGGCGATAGCATTCGTGGACCTTGGACGGGATCTGCGTGGGAGCGGCGCTGTAGCTCATGGCGTCCTCACCGTGGCGGTGACGGGGCCTTCCGACTTGGGCGGCGGGTCCAGCACCAGATAGGACTGGTTGGTGCTATCGATGCCGGTGACGGTGAAGTCGCCATTGTTGGAATTGGTGCCCAGCACGATGACGCTATCCTGGACGGCGAAGGCGGCGAAGGTGCCGTTGGCGGCCTGGACCTGGGCACTGCCGGCCACGAAGGTCATGGAGGCGGCGGCCAGCTTGGACAGCCCCTGATCCGTCGACAGCGACTTGGTGCACATGGTGTCCGGGGGATGGCCGCACCGCGCGGTGGCGCGCGAGCGGGTACCCTGCATCAACGGATAACTCATCGCTTCCCCCTTCCCTTCCCGTCAATCATCGGCGAATTGGATTCGCCGGAATTCCGTGATTTGTTGATCATCTCGACGAGCACCCCCGCCACCGCGCTGCCGACCGCGACCGCCAGATCGGCGTTGCGCCGCGCCACCAGGACGGGATGGTCACCGCAATATTCGCTGTCCTCACGCGATCCGCCGTCACGCAGCATGCAGCGCCCCAGATTCTCCGATCCGGGGGATTTCAGGCGCCGCCAGTGCGGGCAGGTCGAGCAGGCAAGATCATCCATGCCCCAAGGCTCTGAGGAAGATGTTGCAGGATCAACACCGAAGATGTTGCAACAAGTGCCTATTTTGTTGCATTCGGCCGCAACAACCGCCCACCGCCACAAGGTGGAGCGGTCGCGGCCCCAGCGCCGCTCGATGTCCTTCCACGTCATGCCGGCATCGCGCGCCCGCTGTACCGCGGCGCCGATCTCCAAGCGGTTATCGGTCCCCGATTGCGAATCGTTGCCGGCCATGACCACCACCCTCCTCGGATATGGCCGTGCGCTGGCGCGGCTGGCCGGAATTGCGTTCGTGGCGATACATCACCGCCAGATCCTCGCCACCGCCCGACAGGGCGTATTGCAAGGCGTCATGGGGATGGCTGAAATCGTTCTTGTCGATTTCATCGCCATAGCGATCGGCGCCGCTGATATTCAGCTTGCGGAAGCGGTAGCCGGCATTGAAGCCGCTGCGGATCACCTTGCAGCGCGAGCTCAGCAAGAACCCCGGCTGGCCATCGATCAGCCGGGTCAACGGCAGGCGCACCGATTCCAGCCGCCGGATGATGGAATTGGTGGGCGCCGCCAGCACCGGGAAGCCGATCTCCTCCTCGACGATCTGCAACCAGGACAATTCCTCCGCCGCCTTGTCCTGACCATGCTGGGCGGCGGGGTCGGCGTAGAACACCACATCGAACCCGGCATAGCGCTCGGACAGCAGCAGATTGAGGCGCTGACCGAACCGGCGCGGCCCGACACCCGGCTCCGTCACCAGCTCGTCCAGCCCCCGCCATTGGCCCGAGGGCATATGCTGGCACAGCATGGCGGCCGGGCGCAGACCGGCATCCAGTCCGCCGATCAGGCGGATACCCTTGACCGGCTCCAGATCGCCGGCCGGCACATGCAGGGCATCGTTGAACTCCGGGTAGACCGGCTTGCCGGCGCGCGAGTAGCCCGGCTTGTTCTCCAGCATGCGGGCCACATACCAAGCCGGCTTGTTGAGGGCCTGATTGTGGTAATAGCCGGCGCCACCATCCAGGTTGGCGATATTCTCCGCCTCGGCCGACAGACCCGAAGGCTGGCGGAACAGATCGATGTTGCCGGCGGCCAATTCCTCCGCCGACTTGGTGAAGACATCGTCATACAGCCACGAGCCCAGCTCCGGCGCATTGCAGTCCATCAGCACGCCGCGCCAGCTGGGGCCGCCCTCATCCATGTCGGGATAGCGGCCGACACGGCCATCGGCGAAATCCCAGACCTCGCGCGCCAGCAGATCGGCCTCGTTGAGGTAGAAGGCGGTCGGCTCATAACCGCGTAGGACATCCTCGACCGCGTTCTCGCCGATCGCCACGAATTCCACCTGCAGGTCGACCTTGCTGCCATCGCCCAGGCCGAACTTCACCCGATGCTTGGCCGGGGCACCATCGGCGCCGATGAACTCGCCCACCTCTTTCGGCACCCGCTTGAACCACGACGGGATCGTCGTTTTCCACAGCTGGCGATAGGTGTCGCGGACGATGCAAAGCTTGAACTTGCGCACCCCATCCCGTGTCGACCGCCTTTGCGCCGCCGCCAGATGAATCCCCTTCATCAGCACGGCCGTGGTTTTTCCCGACCCGATCGGCCCGTTGATGATCTGCGTGCGCGCCGTCGACGCCATGAACCGATCCGCGACCGAACCCGGCGATTTCCAGGTGATATCGATGAAGCCGCTCATGCCCACACCCTCGCCCGATCTGCCGACCGCAAGTTTCGCTCCGGCCCGAAAACTCCGGGAATGGCGGAAAACCACGCTGGCAGGGGGGCGCGCGCGCAATTCGGCGCGAAACCGGGGGTACCCCCCCCGCCGAAAGCGATATCGCTTTGGAAGGCTCCGGCGGTGGCGACCTTTCGATGTTCGATCCATTGCGCGAGAGGCGCGAACCCCAGCATTTCCGCGCCTTTCAGGCCGACTGTCAGACCGCGACTGTCAGACATCGCTTTCCCCCTCGTCCGAGTTGTCAATAATTTCAATGACTTGCAGCACGTCGCGGACCGGATCAGGACGAGAGCTCTCGACGATGGTCAGCCTCACCTCGCGATGGTCGGTGAGGTCGACCGCCAGCGGCTGGCGCTGGTGCAGGTAGGGCAGCGCCGCCGTGGCGCAGTGGCGCTTTTCTTGCCATGCCTCCAAGAGGCTGCACCCCAGCCGCTTGGCCATCTCGTCCACCGGCATGTCGGCCATGCGCACCAGGGTCAGCAGCGGCGGCGAGCCCTGCCGCAGGATCCACTCGGCCATGTCGGTGGTGCGCTTGTTCCGCGCCCCCTTCGGTCGACCCGGCCGGCGCGAGCCCAGCTGCTCGATCTGCCCGGCCGGCAGCACCGGCAGGCCCAGCAGATCACCCAGCGCCAGCTGTTCCGGCTCGTCATCCTCCCCGGCCACGTCCATAGCCAGATCCAGCGCCGCCTTGGTGCCATCGCCGCTCATATCACCCCCGTATTTTATTCAAGCTGGCGACCAAACCCGCCCGATCCACCGGTTTGGTCCCGGTTTGGCCGCTGGTTAGGTTGATATGTCTCTGATTTCTCATGTCTATTTAGTCCTAGAGGTAGGAACCAAACCACCAAACCGCGTTCCCCACATGTAAGCGGATCGTTCCGCTTTGAGCCGGTTTCGCTGTTACGTCAGGCGCGGGAGAGGTTTGGCGGTTTGGCGGTTTGGTCGCGTCGCAACCCATTGATATAGCTGCATACTCTCCAAACCGGCAAACCTAACCACACCCTAACCCGAAGGTTGCCGACAAGATCGCGCGCGAATTCTTGCCTGTAGCCATCGGGTGGGGGCATGGGCATGGGAGTCATGGTTATAGCCCCGCCAATGGGTCGGGGCTGGGGGCCGAGGACGATAGAGCGGGGTCGGCCGCGCTCCGGTGGCTCGCCAATCCTGCCGCCGTGCCGCTATCCACGCCAGAGCCAGGCGAGCCACCTGCGGCCGACAAATCGTCTTGCCCGCCGTCCGGCGGGCCTTTCAGGCAGAAATCAATGGGCACGAGGGTGGCCTTGGTCTGAGCCCCGGACCAGTAGGGGATATTGCCACGCGCCCCGGGCAACCAGCCCAGATGCTGCACCCAACCGCCCTGAGTATCGGCACCGCCTTGCCATTTGGTACGATCGAACAGCCGCGCCAGCTCGGTATGGCGATTGGCCACCCAAAAATAGACTCCGGGCCATTTGGGGTCACCGGTGGCCTTGTCACGGGGCGCCAGCCGCACCTCCATGCCATAGGACTTGAGAATATCGTTGGCGATGCGCGCGTCGTCGCTGGGGTGGCCGAAGGCGTCGAGATCAGCCGCCTGTTTGACCCACTCGCCGATGGTCTTGGCCACGCCGCCGCGATAGGCCTCAAGCCGGCGGGTCAGCAGATACAGCAGGCAAGCCTGCTCGATGGCCAGATCGCCGGCCAGCTCGGCCAGATCGCCGACCCGCAGCCGCTCCGTCCACCTGGCCAGTTCGTCACCATCCGGGACATGATCGTGGCGGACCAGATCCTGGCAGGCCAGCAGCGTCCCGAACACGTCAGCGCCGCGCGCCGTGTGGCCAGCCAGTTCCATGGCCTCGCGATAGAGGGTCAGGGTATCCGCCCAGCGCCCCCAGTTGTCGACAATGCGGCGCAACAACCGCCGGCCCAGTTGTTCGAGGCGCCGAGGTGCCAGATTGGGCGGCTTGATCCCGTCCGGAAGCTTGTGCAGCTGCAGGACGACAAAGCGAGATCGATCGGCCGAGTTGAGCGGAGGCACCGCGATCGAGGACAAGCCGAAGGTCGAGCGGGCCGCGAATTCGCGTCCTTCGTGGTCGGCGCCGCCGCGCAACACCACGCCGCCGCTGGCCGCCTGCCGCGCCAGCCCCAGCAGGGTGTTCATGCGGCGGTTGTCTTCCTCGCCCTCGGCCTCGTCGATCGCCACCGGCCGCGAATCGAAGCCCAGCTTTTGCCAGATGCCGGCGCCGGTGGCATCCGAGGTCGAGACCAGCCAGCGCCCCAGCAGTCCTTTGCCGTAATCGTGCAGGGTGGACTTGCCGGTGCCCTTGCCGCCGGTGGTCCATTTCAGTGGCCGCCATTTCAGCGCCCCGCCCAGCATGCCTGCCACCATATGGCCCAGTTCGAGATAGGGATCGACCTCCGGCCGCGCCCACATCCATGTCTTGAGATCGCCGAGGATTTCGGCGGCGGCGCCGCTGGCGGGCTCGCGCTCGGTGGTGGGTTGGGGCAGCGAGGGACGTGACGGATAGACCAGGTCACCGATTTTACCCGGCTCGCGACCCTGGGCGGCCGAACCATCGGCGCCGTAGACCACCACCCGCGTGCCGTAATGGACGATCAGCTCGCCATCAGCGCCCAGCCAGGCACCGGCACCGCGAACCTTTTCGGTGGGTGACCAGACCCCCATGGCGGCGCAGGCAGCCTTCAGCGCCCGCGACACATCCTCGGCGCGCCAGCCCTTTTCCTTTCCCTTGGCGTCGAGGCGGGGCCAGTACTGTTCCAACAGATCGGGCTGGCGCCCCATCAATCCTTCGATGTTCTTCCGCTCGATGTCCTTCCAGGCCAGGTCCTGCAACTGGTGCAGCTCATCAAGGAAGTAGCAAACCCGCCCCTGGACACCGAGTGCCTTCACTGGGAAATCCAGCGGCAGGAAGTCCTGCCACTCGTCATCGGGCGCCGGATCGGCGGCCGGCGGCTCCTCCGGCAGCGGATCAGGATCCCCCTCCGGCTTGTATTGCCGGCCCTTGGCGCGCGCCTCTTGCAGCACATGGACATTGGCCGGGACGGTATTGGGCGGAGGGGTGCCGGCGGGTTTGCTCATCTGTCGTTCCCCTGCAAGACCTCGTTGGGGTCTTTCCATTCGGGCGGGATATCCACCACCACCACCCGCTTGCCCTGGGCATAGGTGTTGTTCACCGCCCGCTCGAACTGGCGCGCCGCGGCAGAATCCGCCGGATCGTTCTGGCGCCAGAAGCGGACTTGCTCGATCAAGGGCGGGAAGGCTAGGCCGACCATGTTGGACAGCGACACCCCCGCCACCACCCTGGCATCGGGGCAGGCGATGGCCACCGACAGGGCGTCTTCGATCCCCTCGGTGATATCGACCTCGCCCGGGGTGGTCAGCTCGCCCAGCTTGCGGCCGTAGAACACTTCTCCGGTCTCCGGATCGAAGCGGCAGCCGTTCCACAGCCGGATCACGCCGCCCTGATAGGGTCCATAGGTCTTCTTGGGATTTTTCAGCGCCGCCTTGACCCATCGCCCATCCGGATTGCGGCTCAGATAGGTGCGATGGACGCCCAGCACCGCCCCGGCCATGCCGTTGATCGGTGCCACCATGGCCGGCAGATAGGCCGAGTCCTGATCGGGCTTGCCCAGCTCGGCGCAATAAAGGCGCGGATGGAAGCGCAGGCAGCGCATGGGGTATGGCAGCGCCCGGATGTCGAGGCCGCGACCGCGCAGATATTCGTCCACCGGGGTGTCGACCAGACCGGCCGGGGCGTCGAGATAGATCGCCTTGGCCCGCCGCCGCTTCTTCTCGACCTCCTCGGCATCGGAATCGGCGCGGTCATCATAGGACACCAGCGCCCGCTGGGTCTGGCGCAACGCCTCCGGATTGGCGCCATCCAGCCCGCCCCAGGCCTTGGCCCAGCGCACCGCCGCCCCCATGTCGCCGTTGTGCAGCAGTTCGGCATGGAACGACAGGGCGCTCATGGCATCCTTGCCCGAACGGCCGAACGGCCCGGCGAAATCCTTGACCATGCCCTGATAGGGGCCGGAGAGGGAGACGCGGAAACTCTTGGCGGTCTTGTCGCCGCGCAGCGGGTTGCGGCAAACCCAGTCATGTCCCTCGCGCCAGCCGTCGCGCAGATCCCAGGGACCGCGCACCAGGTCGAAGACGCGCGACCGCATCAAGTCGGCAATGCGCTCCAAGGTGGCGCGATCCTGGACGCTGTCCCTGGACGGCGGCTTGCGGGTCGGGGCCGGGCTCATGGCTTAACCAGCCCATGGGCATAGCGCACGATGGGGCCGGCCTGGATCTCCACCGCGCGGGCCTGGCGGATCAAAAACGCCATGGCGCCGGCATTGGCCGGATTGCGCGCCGCCAGCTCGACCAACGGCCAGTCCCGCAGCAGGACGGTGAGGGTGACGCAATCATCCACCAGGTCGCATGACGACCGGTTGGGATGGATCATGGTCACCCGCACGGTGCGGGCCAGGCCGGCATCATCCAGGCCCACATGGATCAGATAGGCGATATTGCCCCACACCAGGGCATGGGCCAGTTCCAGCAGGCGCGGATTATCCCGGCGGACCGCAGGGAACGCGGAGCGGACAATCGGATTGTCGCGGCGAATCGGATTCGCCGCCTTGGTTCCATCGCCGTTCATGCCGCCGCACCAGGATGGGAGGCGGCGGCGGGAGGATCGGCCGCCGCCTCCCGGCCGGCGTCGCCGGCAACCGAA